TGTGCAATGTTGAATAATTTGATTGTTTCCGATGTAAACCGCGCCGTGATTGATAACGGGCGATCCAATTTGCATTAGTAAAACGTCATGCTGTTGAATCTTGTCGACTTCGAAAAATCCGGCTTGTTCAAAGTTATCGACGTACATATCCTCGCCACGTAGCCACCATTGACGCTTGCGCCTAAAATTTGGTATCTCAATACCGCATTCGATTCTGAAATAGTCACGAATTAAGGTGTAGCAATCTAATACGCCATGAGCAAATGTGCGTCCAATTAGAGGTGCGCTGTAACCAGTTGGAGACCATTCATAAATGGCCCCAGTGGGTTGATTAACGATCAGCCACGGGACTCCACTCGTTTCGCACGAGACTAAATCGGCCTCGCTTGGCACCGCAGGCATATTGCAATGAGAATGACACAACCGGATAATCTCGCCCGCGTCTTCTGCTCGAGCAAAATCTTCGGCGGCGATCGTGAAGCTAATTTCTTTGGCTTCTGAAACGTTCTTTGCTGGAATGTATCGCTGCTTTCCTTGCTTAATAATCACCAATCCGCAAGACTCGAGCGGATACTCCGACTTCGAGTGCGACTGTATCGCCTCGATAATATGATCTTCCAGTGGAATCATTGTGTAACCAGTCCACAGCCCGGAAAGCCACCAAATGGCAACACGGCAGTATCACCAAATCGTAATTTGCAATCGGTCAACCGTTTACCGCAAACATCACTTGATGCCGAGCTCACCTGATTGCCTGAAATATCAAAATAATTTGTGCCTGTGTAGCCACAATCAGCCCCACGGTAAACCCACGTGCAGCAGTTTTGAATAAATTGCCTTCGTGGAATTTTCACCGAAACCATATCAATTGATGCAGATAGTTCATAGGTCATCGTATTTGCATCTTCATTTGATTTGCGATCCACGTACCAAATTTCTTTTGGCAGTATTTGAGTTGGATCCGCGCTCGGGTTTCCAGAACTAAAATTTACGGAATCCAAAAACCTCGCAAACGTTCGAATTCTTGTTAATTTGCATCCGGCAAAATCACCGTATTGTCTTGCAAGCGCACCCATGTAGCCCCCGACGTTTGAGACAGTTACAGTAGGCCTCGGTAGCGATCCAGTTGCTGATTTTTTAAAGCCCTCGGCTTTGATCGGGAATTGAGAATACGTTACGCCATCAAATACAACGTCGTTTCCAAGGCTGTTAATTCCATTGTGAAAATAAACAATGTCGCCGCCCTGAGTGGTTAAATCAAATTGAAATAGCTCAATAATCGCGGACGGTTCCAGCGATTGAAGCTCAGCGCGAATTGTTGTCATTGCGTCGACTCACTAGTCCAATCATCAATAGTCAAAACCACGAATACCAGCGATCTTAAAATCCACGCGATCACTGAGAGAATCATGGTTGTGCTCCCTGTTGATCTGGCGCAACATAATTAGGATCCTGTGGCCACGCTGGCGTAACCAATGGGATAAGGTCTTCGACAGTTGCAGCGGCGTTGATCGCGGTCACAGCAGTCTTGGCGGCAGCGCGAACCGAAGCCCGCCAAGTTATCCAAGCAGCAGGAGCCACGTAAGTGGGATCATTGGCTTTGCGACTATCCATGTAGTCTGTCGGTTGAAGGATTGACCATACCGAATTGTTGATTGTGGACACGGCGTTAGCTTTCAGCGTCACCAAGTCTTTAGCCGTTGCTGTGTACGTCCCGTCGCCGTTATCCGTTACCCAGTAATAACGGTCATCAGGACGAGGCTGTTCAGCAATCTCTACGATGCCGATGGCTTGCTTTTCTTCTGGCGTAGAAAGGTTTAGCCAATTAGCCGGATACTGGATGTCGTTGTGTGTAAACGCCACCCCTGTCTGTAATGTTTTTCCGTCGAGTTTGAACATGATTGATCCTAAAAAGCCAAACTATTTTTGAAAGGGTTAGAAGCAAAGGCAGCGTAGATGTAAGTACCGCCGGAAGCGTTCATAGCCCCAGTAGACGTTAATTGAAACCCGTTAGCAGTGACGTTAATTGTCCAACTACTATCCTCTGCGTTTGCAAGATCGACATACAAATCAGAAGACACAGAGTTATATGGATTTCTAGCTGTGTCTTTTATTAACCAAGACTCAGCAGAATCGGTGCGTTTGAACAGGATGTATTTAGGTTGAAAACCGCAATAAATGAAAGGACCGGACGCTGATCCGTTTCCTGTGTACGAGCCAAAAGCTGAAAACCCTGAAATTGCAGCCCAGCAGTACGCAACATAATTGGCTGATGCGTTGTTTACATTTAATGCTGTTCCTATTGAAAACACTGAAGAAGTAGGAGAAGTGTTATTCCACGTTGCCGAAGAAGCAGCAGAAGCTACGTTAGTGTTAGGTACTAAAAAGTTAGTATTACCAATTGACGAGTGATAAGCTCGCCAGTCAATTACGCCATTTCTATATTTAACAAATATAAATTGCGGCGCAACACCCAACCCATGCCCGACCGTAGCGTTAGCACCCGTACCCGTATACGTCACAACGCTAAACCCAGCACTAGCGTTAACGCTCACAGTTGATGTGATTGAGCCATTCGTGTTGGTTACTGCTGATGATCCTGCGTTCCAGCCCCAAGTCACCATATTGTCGGTAGAAGTCGGTGCTGTGTACGTTGTTTCTGCCGCTGTTGTATTTGATTGAATAACGTTTGACGTACCACGAACCGTATCGACTAACTGATGATTGTTAGAAGATGTACGATCTTTGCCCCAAGCCAAACCGTAAGTAAACCCAGTTTGAGCAAACAGTGTCGCACCTGTTGCCACCGCACTACCTAATTGCAATGTAGCGTTCATTGCTGTGCTGCCTTGCAGGATCGTTCCTGTGGGCAGGTTATAAGCGTTGAGGGCTACAAAGCCTGTTGGAGGTGTGTAAGTGAATGGTTGTTGACCGAAGTTAGCAACAAATGTTGAATTTGAAACCGAGAACATTGGGAAATAAGTGAAGCCGGTCAATCCTGTGTACGCAGTTCCTTGGCTTACATTGTTTTTGTAAAACGTAAGCGTTCCTGCACCAGCATCAAAAGCAATTCCTATTACATCATTTTGAGTAAAAGATGACCCGTAAGATGTGTTTGTTCCGGCATTATATTTTTGCCCGTTTGGTGAATAATACGACCAACCATAAGCATCAGACCCTACAAAATTACTATTAGCAAGGCTTGCTGTTGCCGTACCAATCCCAAAAAATGCAGCAGGGCTGGCGGATGTCAAAACACATTCCCAATACCACTTTCCTGTGTTCATGCCAATGGTGGCTCGAACCTGATACCAAGTACTTGCCGATACGCCTTGCAAGTTACCATTGGTAATTGTTAAATTGGTATTAGCATCTAACGGATTCAACACAGCATAATTACTAGCCGTAGCACTGGTCAGCGTCGGTACATCCGTCATGCTGTCGTAAGTAGAACCCGTAGTCAGCGAGATGTTGTTGGTAGTCCAGTTGTTACTGTTACCGGACAAGTCATAACCAAGCGTTGTTGTACTAGCAGTATTGCTAAACGGTAAATAGAACCCGTTAGTACCGTAAGTACCTGAGTACTTAGCAGGTTGCCAGACCCCTGTGGTGGCGCTGAATGAGCCAAAGGATGTCGGGGTTAGAGCTTGACCGTCAATAAAGTTTACTTCAGCTAAGTAACCGTCAAAATAGTTAGCGGAATTTGCCGATGCTGTTTGGTGTGCAATAGCGGTATTGAACACTGTATTAGCTGTTGTGCCTGTTGCTCTTGAAACACTGTTTACATATATGGTTTGCGATGATCCGTTTTGCACATACACCACATGATACCAACCGGAAGGGTCGGTCCACGCCCCGCTCGTGGTTGCCGCTGTTGTTCCGCTAAGGGTCAATACCAACTGGTTGCTTGAGTTAAACCCAAAATTAGTAGTTGTACTTGCCCCGAACAAATACTGTGTTGTCCCTAACAACCCTCTCTTAACCCAACCTGACCAAGTAAAAACCGTCGAAGATGTCGGTGTTGTAAATGTACGGGTTAAGTTAGCAGACGCACTGGCACGAAACCGTAGTGATTTTTGCAGAGTGTAAGCAGTCGACGGACTGTTGGCTGGAATGATGATCATGCTGTTCCCAGCGAGCGGCCAAGTTCACGCAATTTTGCACCGTCGTACTGAAACGAAATCTTATCTACGGCATTTGCAGCAGTCGATAGTGTGGGTGCGGTGCCGCCTGTGAAAGCAAAGACGCTATTCCAAGACAGTGTGCGCGAGCCTGTAGTATCTTGAATGATATTCAGCGTATAGCAGGCGCCGTCTTGCAAATTCGTTGGTGCCGCCATTGTTCGAGATCCGCCAAGCGTGACTTTTGCAACTTGACCTGTTGCCACGTTCCAGGCGATTGAAGCCGCATCGGTGAGCGTGATTGTTGGCGAATAAGCGTGGAGAAACTTACCCGAGCTTGGCGTTGTTGCGCCCACTGGGCCATCGTGTGCGCCGGTGAGTGGGCCGCTAAATGACGTTGCACTGACTGCACCTGTAAACGCCGCACCTGAAAGTAACGCGTAAGGGGTGAGCGATGAACTGGTGATGTACCCGCTCGGGTTGGCCGAACTGTAGGGTGTGAAGCCGAGTTTTGATATTATTGTTGCTGACGTTTCGTCTCCGGTATTTGAGCCGGATAGTGTTGTAATGCCTAGCTTAGATAGAATTGTCGATGATGTTTCATCGCCCGTATTCGATCCTGAAAGAGTGGAGATTCCAAGAGCCGACTTAACTTGTGTCGACGTGATGGTAGTGAGGTACCCGACATCATTTGTAAACGCAGAAAGTACATTTGGTGCGGTATAGCTAATTACCCCTGATGAATACGATAATGATCCAGCGACGCTGATAGCGGCTCTCGCCCGCGCCTGCGTAAAGTACAAATTGGTTGTTCCCTCTGGCACGACATCCGTCGATGTAGCGCTTGCGCTACTGCTCGTGGCTGGCAGATAAGACGAAGGTACTTTTCCGTCGCTCCCCAAAGGTGCGTAACCGTTGGCTACCCCCTTTTTTGAAGTGCTTTCTGGTGTGTAACTCAGCTTAGCAACAATCGTCGCTGCGGTCTCGTCGCCTGTATTGGTTCCACTCGCAAATCCTCCGCCCGTCGCATAGCCCAGACCTGCAACGGCAGCAAGCGTTGTTGGTGTAAATCCAAGCGCTGCAACGACTTGAGCAGACGTAATCCCTGTTAAATACCCGTTTGGATTCGACGAGTTGTACGGCGTAAATCCGAGCTTTGAAATAATAGTTGCGCTTGTTTCATCGCCAGTGTTAGAACCAGTTAGCGTAGAAATTCCAAGCGCACTTTTAACTTGGGCAGCGGTGATGCGTGTTAAGTATCCGGCGTCGTTTGTAAATGCGGAAACAAGTGCAGGAACGGTCGGTATTGAAGGAGTGCCATTCAAGTCTGAATAATTACCAGACCAAGCAACAGTTGTTAGGCCTAAATTAGATCTGGCCGTCTGCAATTGCAAATCGGTTAAAGACTGAATTTGCGTGTAGCTAATCGAATAGCTCGTCGCTGTCGCAGGCGAAGATGTCGAGCCGTCCGGCACATCAACTGCGGATGTATACGAATCAACAAAACGCTGCTCAAAAGTGCAATTAAGCGTCCTAATGCCGCCCGGCGTATCTTGCTCTGACCACGATTTACAGACAAATGCCAACGGGTTTGAAGCGTTGGGCGGTGTCCAGTGAAAAGACTGATAGCCGCCCAGCGTTGCTAAAAATGCCTTTATGCTTGATACGTTGCTATTAAAAACAAGCGACCATTTTTGCGGCAAATAATTTATGCCTTGTGGTGCCGCTTGCTCGTATCCGTCACCAAACTTTGCTGAATATAAATTTGGAGCAACTTCCAGCGTTGCGCTTTTTGGCGTGTATGGAAAAGTCGTCATGCGTGCATCATCCCGCCGGGTCGCATTTCTTGAATCAAAATCTCACGCACACGATTGCCGATTAGCGATCCGAGATTGCCGATTTGAGAGGCACCGTTGCCGCTCACCCCTACGCTACCGTTTGAAGCCACCGACACGTTGACGTCGCCGTTAAACGTAGCGCCGCCGCCGCCTACCGAGCCAGCCGAAACCGTTTGACGCAGAGCATGATTCGGAATGATGTTGCCAGACGCGCCCGTTAATATTTCAGGCCCGTTCTCGCCCACTACATAAGCCTTGTTTGCATCAACAGATCCACCACCCGCCCTGAATCCTCCAAATAGGCCAGCTGCGCTTGATGTTCCAATACCAAGGCCGCCGCCGATTGCTGACAATAAACTGCCCATAGCTTGTTGTGAGGCCATCTTGAGCATATCGTTCACAATGCTGGATGCCAAAGACCTGAAGTTCACTTTACCGGTCGACACAAAGGTTGCCAAAGCGTCGCTTGCTTTATTAAACGCACCCGTCAAAACGGATTCAATTTGTTTGGCTGAATTGGTTGAACTCTCGATGAAGCTGTTAAACGAATCTTTGACCCCAGTCATTGGATCTCGTTGAATCATCCTGGCGTGCTCTGCCACTGCGTTTAATCGCTTGGCATAGTTGTCGGCGCTACCCATAGCCGCTTGTTTTTGTGCGTCGGTCAAAAATGCGCCGGAAGCAAGAGCCGAATTGATCTTGTCCAGAACCTTTGCACGCTCTTCTTCAATGGTCTTAATTTGACTGGCCTCAAATGCGCTCATAGTCAGCATTTTCAGTTCGGCCTCGCGCTTGGAAATGTCAACTTCTTGTGCGCTTACAGATTTATCCATTTCAGTACGAAACTTCAAAGTCTGCTGTAGAGACTGCTCCGTCTTTTTCAGCTCATCGAGAACCCAAGCGTTATCTACATATTTGCTCTTGTTATTCTGACTTATTGGCGCAAGCCCGTATTTTTTACGCTCTGCATCTGAAAATTTGCCGGATTCAACATCAAAAAGCGCCATTGCTTCTTGAGAATCTTTAATTTTGGTTTTGAATTTTTCCCAATTATCAATTGCCCACGCAAGACCGGCGATTTGACGCTGAAGCCCCTCATTTGCTTCTGTAAACGGGTCGCGCTTTGCGTTAAGGCCGTCGATGGAGGTGTGAGGAATGGATGGTAAATCTGTTTCGCTGCGCTTGCCAAAACCGCGTCGTAATTCGGTGTTTGATGGATCAGTCAAAAATCGATTGCCACGCTCAACAGCTTTTCGTTTTTCTATTTGATTGACCACAGAATCGTAGTAAGCAGTCGACCCTTTTTTATCAAAATAAACTTTCTCGGACGCGCGTGCGCGCTCATCTGCCTCTTTGTAAAGCAAGATGTATTCATCCGCCTTTTTAGCCCACTCAGCATAGAAATCATCATTCATTCCCAGCTTGTGCGCATTTAACTTTGCAACTACAAGTTCGCCACGGTACCAGTAACTTTCGACGGCAGCTGAAAGGCCGCCAATTGCTACGCCTGCGCTTTTTATGACGTCAACCATGGCGGCAATCGCTTTTATGCCACCATCTGCAAATTCTTCAATTGGATTGCTTTCTGCCAAGGTCGTAACAGTTGAAGATAGGCTGCCGACTTCTTTTTTTGCGTTGAGCATCCCATCAACAAAACTTTGCATAGATGGCAGCAGAGCAAGCGAAATCGTCTTGTAAAGCGAGTTTTTAGCGATGTCG